AGTGGATTTGGGATTTAATCACTAAGATGTTTCTTGCTTTAGCTGATTTTGTCTCTGATGTTTTTGTGTCGTTTTGTGATTTTTGTTTTTCATTGATTTTATTTGTTGTGGGTGTATTGCCTTGGCCTGATTTTCTAAAGCAGCAAAGCTTGGGGGATATGTTAGGTAAGGCTGGTAGTACAGTTGTGTGGTTTGCTGACGTATTTCAGTTATCTAATTCTATGCGCGTGATTAGTGCGGCGATTGTTTTTTCTATATTTAGGCGTTTGTTGACTTTAGGTATTTGGTGATGTTGGTCTTTAATGAGGGTGTGCCTCGTTCTGGGAAAAGTTACGATGCAGTGAAGCATCATATTCTTCCTGCTCTTCGTGAGGGGCGTCGTGTTTATGCACGTTTGAATGGTTTGCGTCATGAGTTGATTGCTCAGTATTTGGAGATGTCAGAGGCTCGTATTCGTGAACTTCTTTTTGTTGTTAATACGGATGATGTATTAAATACATTCGTTTGTTATCGTGATGAAGTTGACGGCAAATGGTGTATTGAAGATCGTTTTAAGGATGTGTTAATTGTTATTGATGAAGTGCATGAGTTTTATGTTGACTCTCGTGCACCGTTAGCGCCTCAGATAGAGAATTTCTGGGCGTTATTGGGTCAGAATGGCGGTGATGCAGTGTTGATGACGCAGTGGATTAAGCGCATGCATCCTGCGATTCGTGCACGTATTGAGCGTAAGCATAGTTTTCAGAAATTGACGGTTGTTGGTCTCAAGAATCGTTATCGTGTGACGTATTACCATACTGTGGCGGCAGGTAAGTTTGAAAAGGTGGGGAGTCAGACGTTTAAATATGATGCGTCTATTTTTCCTCTTTATGATGGGTATGCTCCAGGAGCACGCAATACGGAGGTGTATTCTCAGGGTAAGAGGACAGTCTGGGCAGTGATGCTAATAAAGGCTATTTTTTTCTTGGCAATTGGTGTTGTGGGGTTTCATTTTTATTCTCGTTTTTTTCGGAGTACTAGTCTTTCTACCCATGATGTTTCTAGTTCTTCCTCTTCAGGTGTAGGACAAGTGTTTAAACCTGGTCAGGTTGTTTCTGGTCCTGTGCATCAAGACGTGTCTGCTCCTGTGGTACCTCCTGTTGATCCTTTGTCAGATTTGGGGCCTGAGCAACGTTATATTTTTGATCTTAATGCCAAGGGTCGGTTACGTTTGGCTGCGCTTGCCCAGGTGGGGCATGAGTATCGTGCTTGGGTGCAATGGATTAGTACGGAGAATTTGGTGATTGAGCAGCTTGATTTGGAGCAGTTGCGTGCTTTGGGTTTTGATGTCTCTGTGCACTCTTATGGCGTGCGTATTTCTGTCCTTAGTCATGTTTTGGTGGCGACAGCATGGCCTTGGCGGGAGCCTGTTCGTGAAACGGACCCGCGTTTATATAATTTATCCCGTGATCAGCAGGGCGCAGGGAGCATTGCGAGCTCCGCGAGTGATGCGAGCGGAGCCCCCGCCGTTCAGGGGGGTGTGATAGAGAAGGGGGAGCGTGTTATGGGAACGTTTCCGGAATCACCTGGCTATGAGCATCGTGATGAGTCAGGGCGTGGTTCTTCGTTTTCTCGTTAGTTTTTTGGTCTCTATAAAAGATTTTCATTCATATTTTTATTCTTCTGTCAATAACGCAATTATCATGCCATTTATTATTCATTCATGATCCATTTATTTTATATTCATAATTGTATATGCAGGGTAGGGCAGGCTTATTTTTTATTGATGTAGTTCTCAGATTAGTGAAATAGTTTGATAAATAAGGTTGCTGCTGTCGCTCCTGCTGCCATGAGTCCGCTAGCCACTACTACTGGATACCATTTTGATTCTGAGTTTAGTTTTTTTGATTCTGAGTTTAGTTTTTCTGATTCATTAATTAGTTTTTTTGTGCTGGCGTTAACTTCATGGATTTCAGCTTGAATTTTTGCTGTTTCTGCTAATAGTTTTGCAATTTCTGCATCATGGTTGAATGTGTTCATGTTCTTTTTTTTCTTTCTTCAGTTGTGTCCTTTTTATAGTGTAGATCAATAGGGGGTGTAGGGGGCTAGCCCCCTACGGAGACGCTTTACGCTTTTGCTGGCGTTGTATCAGCACTTGCCTTAATACGATGATCGACGCCGTTTCATTGGCTGTGTGCCTTCTTTTACGCAAAACCGTTTTTTGAGGTGCGTTAGTGATGCGCTGCGGATCGGACGCGGCAAGGCCGCCTTGTGGAGCTGCCGTTCGCGCTTCTTCCATCATTTTTTGCCATTCTTGCGCTAGTGAGCAGGTCAGCGATAGCCACCTGAGTTGCCATTCTTCAATGGCTCTTCTTTCTGGTGTGACTAGTTTTCCGTTGATGAATGCGAATCCTGTCCAGTTTCCTGTCAGTATTTGATTTGGAATTTCATCGTTACTCATTATGAGCGGACTAGTTTTTTATTGATACATTGAGATTCTTCTATGTTGCCTGTAAGTATTTGATTTGCATCATTATTGTTACTCATTATTCGTGGACTAGTTTTTTATTGGTCAATGCGAGTAGCTTGTTTATTAGTTCCTTTTCTAGTCTATACAGCAGTTCCCGCACCCACCTTCTGCACGTGGACATAATAAGCATTATGCGAAATGGGGAAGGAAGGAAAAAAAAGCAAAACGCACTTCTAAAAAAGTCTTGTATTCCCGCTCGCTGTAACGCCTGATGCCAGGCACGAGTATTCACCCAACGAATAGGACGACCACAATAAGTAAACACCCATTCATGATGGTGTCCACGTTGCGCCTGAAGCACCTGCAACGCATGAAACGATAAGGGAAGACGGATCGCTTGCCGCCCCTTCGCCTGATCGGCAGGAATACGTAGGACCTTACGGACAAGATCGACCTGATCCCAACGTAATTTTAATACATTGGCCTGACGTAATCCCGTTGACAAAGCAAAAATAACCATAGCGCGCTGATGCAATGGCAACTCGGACAGCAACGAACGAGCTTGAACAGGTGTCAACCAGCGAACCCGTTTTGTCGGTTCTGGAAACAGTGAAATATGCGGACACCGATCAATCCACAGCCAAATATCAAACGCACGGCGCAGGATAGAACGGATCAACGCCAAATAACGATTTGCAGTGGATGGGGAAGTCTCAGCCGCTTTTAGCGTAGCCACACGCAAGATTAAATCGCTATCAATAGCAGCTAACTTCTTTCCAGCAAAATGAAATGCAAGCCAGCGTAATTTAGCGGCGTCTTCATGCGCCGTTGCTTTGTGAGATTTCTCGGACAACCAGCGCAATGCAGCGTCATCCCATAAAAAATGAGACATAACCTCTCCTAGGTTCTTAATCTTTTTGGGATGGTATGGCGGAGAAATTGCAGGGCGGCCTTGCCGCGAAAGAGGATCAGCGCATCACTAACGCGCTATAACAGCGGTTTTGCGTCGAATGAATCGGAATCTTGATCTAGTCAGCGCTGCAAAGAACGCAGGCTAGAAGCGTCACCGTAGGGGGCTAGCCCCCTACACCCCCCGATTGATCTACACTAGGCAGGAAAACAAGAGGGAAAATGACAATGACGCAAAAAGAACACAACGCAGAAATCATCAATGAACGGGAAGCACAAATTGCAAAAATACTCACCGAAACCAGCAAGCTGAACGCAGAAACGGCCAAGATACAAGCTGAAATTCACGAGGTGAACGCGCACACACAAAAATTGATGAAAGAAACCCTGAAGCTCACAACAGAATCAAAATGGTATCCCGTGGCAGTCGGCAGTGGCCTCATCGCCGCAGGAGCCGCCGCAGCAACAGCGATTATCAAATTCATTCACTAAATCAACTTGGAAACTCACGGCAACGCATGCCCTGACGTCACCAACACATGTCCAGGTGTACTACGCGATGACGGCAACGCCGTAACCTGCCCCTGCGACGCCACCCCCAGTTCCTGAGTACGCTCACGGTAGGGGTTATAGACAGGACCACGCCGCGCAATGCGTCGGCATTCACCGTCTGGAATGTCGTACAAGGTCCCCTGCTCGGTATAACAGGTGCAAGACATTCCTTTATACCTGCCTTGAGCGTCCAAACCTTCGCCCCCAGACATACAGATCAATTGAGGGTCCGCAGTGGGAGAACGGCTATCGTAAATGGGAGCCGTCCACGGCATCGACGCAAAACGCGGCAAATGATCCTTGGCATAGGCCATCTCCGTTTCCCAGCGCAGCGCGTCCCCATGTTCTCCCCCTACAGGATGATGGGACGCAGGAGCTCCGGGCTTCGCAAGCTCAGCGCCGTTCGCTCCCTCCTGTGTCCTTAACATATTTGAAGAAGAAGAACGCAAACTGCGAACAGTAATAACGATACAGACAACGATAAGAACGATAAGCAACGGAATCAAATACACCTTGAAAAGACATGTTGACCAATCAGACCACGCACAAAAGGATATAACTGCTGCGCCTGTTGCGTGGTCCAGACAAAATCTAAGCCACGGTGCCGATGCTCAGCAAGCTCAAGCACATAATGCGGGGTGGGTTGCCGAGACGCATCATGCAAATGTCCAAACCATTTCCACGCTTCATCAATAAAGATCATGGCTCCGTTAGGAACGAGATAATTCCCTTCAGCATCCTTCGCGTTCCACTGGCGCGGGTCCTCTAGAACAGTAGCAAGCCCAGGAGGCTGCAATCCATCAATTCCGGCTGCAAAGAGTGGGCGCTCGGCGCGCTTAGACTCCTCTAGCAAACGCTCTACCATTAAAGCCGTCTTACCTCCGCCTGGAGTTCCTGTCAACACAGTAATAGGCATTACGGCGCTGCTCCTGGTGTCCCACCAAAACCACGCTTAAATAGATATAACCGACCATTTAACACGGCAAATCGGGCGACATACGCAGAAATAATCATCGAGACAGCACGATCAAAATTAAGAATAGCTAGCCCACTCATGGCCATCTCCCCTAAGCTGCCTTCTGCAACCCCCACATTATCCATATAGATATAAATTTGTTTAACAATAGGGGTAATCACAAAATGGTAAGACCCCCAATTAATACCAAGCCAGACAAACGCCGCCATGATGAAATACCCTAATTTGGTCTTTAATAAAGAAAAAAGACCGGTTAACAACTGAGCAATAAACACTGGCATAGATCACCCTTCTAAGCTTCCGCCCATAATCCGCAAACAAGCAAGCGCAGCTAATATCAAGACTAGTTTTCCACCTATCTGCAAAAACTGGCAAATCGGAGTAAGACTAATAATGATTTGTTTTCCAAATACATTAATAGAGATAGATTTAGGACACACACGGGAATAGCCTCGCCCCTTATCATCAATCTTCACCTTTGGATATCCCTCACGCCCATATCCAGATTCATCAGAAAATGCGCCTGATGGGTCGCCCTCTTCTCCGGTATCCACAGTGCCATCCTTACCGGTCAGCGCATCCTTGATCGCCCCCACATCAGCATTGCCCTGATTCTTATCACCACCCAAAACAGCGCCCGCACTCCCTTTTTCAAGCGCACACGCGGTACGCCACTGTAATAACAACGACGCATATTCCATCGCATTACATTTCTCCCCTGTGCAAATCGGTTGCGCATCGCAGGTACCCCCCTTAATTTTCACGTCACGGCGTAGGCTGCATTCAATCCGCCACTGAATCCGTGCCTGACCACACATCACCGGATCACCTGAACACTGGGGCGGCACATCGCATCGCTCACCTCCAGAAAAAGACGACCCCTTATCCTTATCCTTATCCTTGTCTTTATCCTTCTCCTTAGAGTCCTGCTCATCATCGGGGATACCGTCATGATCAGCATCTGCCTTGCATGTGCCATCAGCCCCGCGAGCTTGTCCAGAAGGACACTCATTCTTCTCCTTCTCCCCAGTGCAACTTCCATCGGGAGCACGCACCTGACCGACAGGACACGCTTCCTTCTCAGGAATACATTCCTGTGTTTGTTTATCCGTGATCGTGCCATGCGGACACGCATCTAAACGTTCACAGACACCGTGTTTCGGTTGCTGTCCTTCAGGGCATTCCGGTTGCACAGGCTGACACACACGCACAAAAGGAACATAAACATAATTAGCACCGTTGCCCGACTTGGACTCGCATATCTCCCTTAACTTATCGCCGTCACATACTTCGCCAGTGGTGCTTTCTGTCGCCGTTTCATCATCACCGTTACGGATAAAACTCACTAAACATCCACTATTACAGCCCAATGAGCCAGTGACTGGATTACGTGGTGTGATTCGTGATGAACGTGATTCGCAGGTATCATCATAATAATAATAACCAGCAATAGCGCCAGGTGTCCTAACAGCATACAACCTATCTCGCGGGTGATGTTCAACCTTAGATTCATTTCTTCCCATCCAACAATCTTGAAAATTAGCCATTTTAACGGCTGCTTCATAAGCCTGGCCCTGATGAGGATAATGCCCACCACCAACGGGACCACCATCACCGCAAGACTTCCCCCACGCATATAACGGAAAGACCAGCAACGCCAATAGAATAAAACCACGCATTAATCCGAGTCCCAGAAAATAATAAGACCCGCCACACATAACGCTCCTAAAAATATCCACCCTGCCATCATGCCACCTGCTGATAAGAGGGTGCCCGTGCACAGACACCCCGAGACATCGAAGGAATAACCTATATCCTTAAAACGCTTTCCTAACCCATTTATACGTAGCAAGCAACGCAATAATAAGAAGAACAGTGCCACCAATTGACGAAATAGGCGTCATTGCCTCCTGGATCGCCTCTATGACTTTGGAAACATCAAAACCAGCAGCAAACACAGGTGAAACAACCGCATAAGAAAGCATCACACCAAAAACAATAGGCAACTTAGATTTAGACGCGATAACTATTCGTTTAAACATCTTCGACCTCATATCAATAATTTACGTAACACACGGAACACATAAGCCACAGCCCATAACAACAAGATGGCAGAACCGATTGATTGCGCATCGGCAATACTCAACTCAGGAAGCATGGACGACTGCGGCACCCACATCACGGCAGCACATTTGCCGCTCACTGCATCTATATCCGCCTCACGGCAGGCAGGAACGAGTAACGTTGCCGCCGTCATGTTTAACTCCCCTTAGAAGAGGAAGCCGGAGCAGGCGACGGCAAAGACCGACCACTACCACTAACATTCGCATCAACTAATGTCTTCTTGCGGGATAAATCAATCCCAAAACGACCTGGAACAAGGTCCGATACCACATCCCAGAACTTAACCGCTCCTACCGAATAACCTTGCTGTAATCCATCTACTCGGCATTTGTGTGCCTTGTTTCGTAGTCACAGTCCGCATAGCTACATCAGACTTAATCGTTACTTTTGGCATTTGAACTTGCATTGATTCACCCTCATTCATTGATTAATTCATTTCAGTTAATATCGTCGTCTTTCGTCTTTCGTCTTTCGTCTTTCGTCATCTCATCTTTTTTCGTCGTTTCATCAATTTTGGTCGCTACTGTGGGGTCAAGCTAAGACCCCCCCTTACCCCCCATGCGAGAGACAAGGAAGAACTTGCTTTGAACCCACAGTGCGGGGCTTGCCACCTGCCACCAGGGGACTGGATAACGGACCAATCGCCGGATTACTTACCGCTGTCACCTGTAATCAAGGTGCCCTGCTCGGGACGTGGGCTATAGTCGATCTTCGGTGGCACCCATGCCCCGAAATTAGGCGATACATCGACCTCACCACCCTTTGAAACGTACTTAGAGACATAACCGGTAATATCCATCTGACTACGCGGGGCCTCGATACGATTACGCCCAAATCTCTTGTACCAAAACTCGTGCCACTCATACCGACTCATTAAACGGTTAATATCCTCATCCGGCGCAGCCACCACCGCATGAAAATGTAACCGTCCATCACGATGCCACTCCTGCCCTCTGGCCCATTGAATACCGCGATGAGGACGCTGCGACCACATACGACCATATAACGCACGATTAATATTGCTGACAAAAAAACGGAATGCTTTATCAGCGGCCTCCGGATGCATACTGCCATTAGAACCGGAATTCTTCGGTTTAAACGTTAATGTCCAAAACTGCTGCCAAGAGCTACGGCGTAACAAATCAGCATAAGCTTCCGATTGTAGGCGGGCCGCGGATTGATTGAACTGGATATTTAATAGTTTGCATAATTGCGCATCGCTTTCTTCAAGAGACATTTCTCCCACTTAAACATGACTAGATCGCCTATCCGTGCACGTTGCTTCGCACCATATGCACATCTTATTGACAGTGGATGGACGGAGAAACACCGCCCACGCACTGCCAACAAGATGCACACATTACGCACACCGATACGCGATGAAAGAATAAAAGTCATTCATTGATATTCTCCAAACAATGTTTTCAATAACTAAAAGCAACTATATTTGATTAAAAATCTTTCCCATGACGTAATAGACAAAAGTAACGGTTGATATGGGAATTAATACCCAGCCAAAGCCAGAAGAGAATAACCAAACAATTAAGAACATGGAAAAGAATGAAAAACCCACAGCAAGAATAAAAACAACTGTAACAATAGCTAACCTGACTAAAAAGAGACATTCAAAACTGAGCTTCTCGGAATTCCATAAATTGAGCATCAATAAAACCTAAGAACAAGAAGAGCAGTAGCTAAAACAAGAGAATAGAGTGTAGAAAAGAAAATAAAAACATGAGATTTACGATTCTTCCCCCAAAGACATACAGAAAGAAAATTAAGAAAACCGGCAATAATTACCAAGGAAAGGATGATTGAATCGTTCACAATAATGATTGCCTTAATAAATGACACTCATCTAATTGATCTAATGCCGCAGCACGCACGGACAACCAGAAATCAAACTGCTGGGGTAGCGTGTCTTCCCAGAAATCCAATTGACGAACGTACATCTCAGCAATATTTAATGCCATGCGTGCGCCTCGTTCAGTGTCAGTAATACGCATATATCACCGAAGATGAGACGAAGAAAGACAAGATAAACGAGCTTCTAAAGAAAATAATTCATAAATAATGTCAGCTAAAGACAGATATATAGATTGAATTATCTCCAATGTAATTTCATCCGAAGAATCAGAAGCATCAGTAAAAATCTTCGATAAAGACCCATCAAGAGAATCAGTATAATGCTTAAGATCAGAAATAAATAAAGTTAAAGAATTAAGATACTCAGAAGTAAAAGAAAGATCAGCATCCAAAACAGATAACTTAGACATTTAAATCGTCCTCTAAATCACCAACCAATCATCATCTATATCTCCGAGAAAACGCGACATATATTCTGCTGCTTCGTCAACACAATAAGCAACATAACGCCTCTCCTTATGCATAGCTATCCCGCATTCCTCATAGTCTAAATCTTCAAATTTACTTTTAACAGAATCCAAGTCTTCTATTAATTTCGCAATAGAAGCTAATAAAAGACGTTTTGAAACCGCAGATGGTTCACCTAAGGACTTAAAAGACATACCCTCATGTGGATTACGCTCTTCTACTTTCATCACCTCAACACTCCTACCGTGTCCTATCCTGTCTTAGAACACCTCCCCATCCAGGATAGGATGAAGGGGGAGATGATTGTCCCTGATTAGAGACAAATAAAAATGTACTCTTAATAGAGTCAAATGTCTACATTTAGAGACAAAAAATATGCACGCAACAAAATTAATCGAACTGGCTGTTCAGCGTCTAGACAGGAAGAATGTGCGCGCCCTTGCGGAACGGATAGACATAGCTCACGGAGTTCTGTACGACTGGAAAAACGGAAACAAACCGATACCAAACGAACGGATACAAGAACTAGCAAAGATTGCAGGGGAAGATGCAGGGCAATGGTTACTACTGATCAGATCAGAACAAGATCAAGGAGAACTAAGCAAAGAATGGGAAAAACTATACAAGCGGCTAACTGCCACCGCAGCAGCGCTAATAGTAGGCGTAGGAGTTAGCACTGCTAACACATCTCACGCGAGCATGGGAAATAAAGAGGAGTTAAAACAACCGAATAAGCTGGTGGGCCGTGCTGGAATCGAACCAGCGACCAGCGGATTAAAAGTCCGAGGGTCGGGGAAAGAATAAAAACACTATGGAAAAAACTCAGTAACATCATGAAAATAAAGGAGAAAATAACTAGGCTGGCAAAATGCCACTAATCACACCTAGACATTGCAATGCCGTCCTAAAAGCGGTTTACGGAAGATAGTGAGCTGGGGACGCGGAGAAAATATCGAAACCTTAATCTAGTCAGCGCTGCAATAACACGAGTTTAGAGCGTCACCGTAGGGGGCACACCCCCTACCCCCCCCACACACATCAATTTTATGCATGGCATCATGTAACCATGCAGGTAACTAAGGGAAACTTGTTATGACATCAACTCACAGACCAGACAGCAAGATAGTTCACCATAGGGAACAGATGCGCGCAGCGGGATTGCGTCCTATGCAGCTCTGGGTGCCGGATACGCGCAGACCGGAATTCGCTGCTGAAATTCAAAGCCAGTGCCGCGCCCTGAAAGGCGACCAGGCAGAAGCCGACGCTTTACGCTTCACAGAAAAAGCCATGACCCATATTGAAGGTTGGAAATGATTCAACGTGGCGACCTTGTAACAGTTTCCCTACAAGGCGACTACGGCAAGCCTAGACCAGCGTTGATCGTTCAATCAGACCTTCTAACGGAGTTAGATAGTGTCGCACTGTGTCCGGTCACGAGCGACCTGCGGAATGCGATATTTCGTGTCACCGTTGAACCAACCGCGGCCAATGGTTTACGGACACTGTCGCAGGTCATGGTAGATAAAATTTCAACACTACCACGTAACAAAATCAGCGAACCTTTTGGACGTCTCAATGACGAGAGAATGAAAGCAATAGAAAGAGCATTGTTACTAATTATTGGTATCATTTAAAAACTGTGTCGGCACTCAACATCTCAAATAAAATAAAGATGATGAGGCCGATCATACAAAGCAAAGTGATGTGAAGATTAGCCAATAACCTAATCGCACTCTAAATGTTCACCATAAAATGGAAGATCATCAACTGCACAATCAAACTCCCATTCAAAGGCATAATCATCAGACTCAATAACACTCATACACCCGGTATCAGGAATAACACCTATACTAGATTGAGGTACATAATAAACAGACATAGACATCCCTCATTAATCAACTAATGATAATGAATTACTCTTCATCTCATACTCTTCTATCTCAATAGCACTCCGAGATAAATCGATATCACTAATAAGACCAAGATCACGCTGCAAAGCTGCACGAACTGATCTAAGCATCCAAACGAACTGCTCTTCAGTAATACAATTAGCAAAACGCCAAGCAGAAATACTATCGAGAAAACCATTTGAGTAGAAAATACGATCAATAAAAGCAGGCATATTAGCTAATGCAGAAAGATTAGCGCGATAAGCGGCAGCAACAGCAGGAGAGAGAGATATACTCTCATTAAAATCAACCACAACATCATTAGGCTGCGACATTAGACACCTCCGAAAAACCAGGATGCATCACTAAAGACTCACGAAAATACGTAGGCAATTGAACACGTGAGCACATGCGACGGAAACGGGAAGGAAAACCGGAGCGCTCAATATACTGAGCGATAAAATCATTAAATGACTCACCCAAAGATTGACGTAACAAACTGATAGCGGGTCCGGCTTGGCGACGCAACCAACGCACCATTGCGACACCGGAAGCCTCTACATGCCTCACAACGGAATGAAGACGAGTAGCTGCACTAGCAACAACCTTAGATAGCAAGGAGTCTAAATAGCCATACGAGCCGCGCAAGTAACGAAAAGGATCAGCAAGAATATCCAGAGGAACAATGGCATGCTTGCCATAAAAACGGACCTCATAACGCACCCAAGGAGAGTCAAACGCCCCCAGTTGCTTCCCCTTATCATAGATACAAAGCTGTTTATGACCTTTTTGCCCTACGTACAAAGTACACCCCGAACCGCCTCCATGATCATCTAGAAAACGTGTACGCGGAGGGGTACCACCAGAGGCAAATAATAAACACCCTCCAGAAGGAGCTAAATTCTCTCGAGCCTGTGCCTCATGATGACGAACGGTCCCCAATTCACCCTGATAATCATCATAGGCCACATCACATCGGGTAATGCGGGCATTAACGGATTGCAAGAGAGGAATAACCTTAGACCAATCACGAATATAACGACAGGCAGCACCAGATAAACTAATGCAGAAAGAATCGTTATTGCCGTCCCAACCTAACTTTCCAACCACATCACCGTTATGATCAAAAATAGATGCGCTAGAAGAATAAAAATGCCAGCGGTTTGATGTGTGCTTACCAATAGAAATGTATTTAGGATCTAAATTAAACAAGAGAGATAATAAAAACTTAGATTCATCCAAATAACCACACTGTTGCAATAGATCACGACTCATCACAACGGTTAAAAAATCCACACAAGCAAGCCGCGAGGAATCGAAATCGTCTTGAGCTATCCCCAAGCAATCCGCTTCCCCCTTTTGGCCCGTGTTACTACTTGGGCCAAGGCTCAGTCGCGAGGCTCCCAAGCCCTGGCCCACATCTGTATCCACATACGAAACGTTTTCACCGGATGGCCCTAGGAGCGCCTCAGAGCGCTCACAAGACATATTCTCAATACCCATTCAATTCTCCTAACCTGCCTTGCCAGAACCCCTCTAACCTCGGCAAGGTAAAATCAGAGGGGATATCAGTTACAAACTGATTTCATACATGTAAACTGATAACTTAAAGATTGTCAACTGGAAACTGAAATGATCGCCAAAAATAATCTTATTGACAAAGCTAAACAAATGTGCTTTCAGAACAGTGATAGGGCGTTGGCAAAAAAACTAGGAGTATCAGCACAATCCCTACACGTATGGAGACAGGGAGGAAAGATCAAAGATGAATACCTTGCATTGCTAATCGAAATGGCACACGCAGATGAAAGCATGTTCGCAAAAATACGAGAAGAGGAAGCAGATACAGCAACAGAACGCCGAATCTGGAAATCAATGCTAGAGCGACTAACCGCAACAGCGGCAACGGTGCTAGTAGGAGTGGGCGTTAGCTTTCCGAACGCGTCTCACGCAAGTATGGCAAACAGGGAGGGACTAGAAGGAATGAATCAAGCTGGTGGGCCGTGCTGGAATCGAACCAGCGACCAGCGGATTAAAAGTCCGATGCTCTACCCTATGGAAGAAACTCCGTAACCGCCTCGGCATAAGCAGAATAATGACTGGGCGTCAAGTGTGCATAACGGCGCACCATTGATTCAGACTGCCACCCGCCTAAGTCTTGCAACACATACAGCGGAGTCCCCGCCTGCGCATGCCAAGACGCCCAGGTATGCCGCAAATCATGCCAACGAAAATCCTGTATGCCTGCCCGCTGCAACGCTTTATGCCAAGCAAGGGTGTTCACAGCATGGACAGAGCGACCACAATAAGTAAAAACAAATTCATAGTGTTGTCCACGACAAGAGTAAAGCACCTGCAAAGCATGCACAGATAAAGGAATACGGATCGCTTGCCGCCCCTTCGCCTGATCAGCAGGAATACGCAGAACCTTACGAACAAGATCGACCTGATCCCAACGTAATTTTAATATATTGGCCTGACGCAATCCCGTCGACAAAGCAAAAATAACCATAGCGCACTGATGCAATGGCAACTGGGACAACAGGGAGCGAGCCTGAACAGGTGTCAACCAACGAACCCGCTTCGTCGGTTCTCGAAACAATGAAATATGCGGACACCGATCAATCCACAGCCAAATATCAAACGCACGGCGCAAGATAGAACGGATCAAGGCCAAATAACGATTTGCAGTGGATGGGGAAGTTTCAGCCGCCTTCAGCGTAGCTGCATGCAAGATTAAATCGCTATCAATAGTAGCTAACTTCTTTCCAGCGAAATGAAATGCAAGCCAGCGTAATTTAGCGGCATCTTCATGCGTCGTTGTTTTGTGAGATTTTTCGGACAACCAGCGCAGTGCAGCGTCATCCCATAAAAAATGAGGCATAAGCTCTCCTAGGTTTTTTTTTTAATCTTTTTGAGATGATATGACGGAAGAATTACAAGGCGGCCTTGCCGCGAACGATGGTCAACGCACTACTAACGCGCCATAACAGCGGTTTTGCGTCAGGGAGTGAGCGGAGGATGCGGAGAATGAATCGGAATCTTGTTCTAGTCAGCGCTGCAAAGAACGCAGGCTAGAAGCGTCACCGTAGGGGGCTAGCCCCCTACACCCCCGATTGATCTACACTAGGCAGGAAAACAAGAGGAAAAATGACAATGACGCAAAACGCAGAGATCTTCAATGAACGAGAAGCGCAAATTGCAAAAATACTCACCGAAACCAGCAAGCTAAACGCAGAAACAGCAAAGATTCAAGCTGAAATTCACGAAGTAAATGCACAGACAAAAAAACTAATAGCAGAATCAAAATGGTATCCCGTGGTAGTCGGAAGTAGCCTCATTGCCGCAGGAGCTACAGCAGCAACTCTATTCATCAAGCTATTCCACTAAATAAACAACGTAAAAAGCTATACATTCATCTACAAGCAGCATTGACAGCATTATCTATAGCAGCAGTAGCGTCGTAGGAGCGATTAACGCCCATCTGATCTAAAATAACAGCACGCTGCCTTCTTGCAGCATCGCAAGATGAATTTTGCACAGGAATAGATGAGCCCTGAGCATGAGAAACACTACGTTGCAAACGATCATTAGCATAACGCTGTTGCAACTCTTGATCGACCCGATAACGACGCCAAAGTTCTTCATTACTAGGAGGAGAATCAGGAGCAGCTTGCCAAGTTCTCACCTCAACTCCAGAAGAACAAGGTTCAGACTGATAAGACACATGCTTCTTATAAGAACACTTATGAACCAACTGATCGGCAAGAACAGGACAAGAAACAAATAAAACTAAAAAATAAATGAACAAAGAGGCAATTCTAAAATTCATAAGCTCATCTCATAAAAGATAGAAGATTGTTAATCATGAGCATATGCATATACCGATTACAAGAAAAACTTGCTCACGGCCCACTGCAAAAAACATGTTGTGAATGATAAATAAACAAAAAATCATGAACAAATAATAACTTGGATGAAAATTGCGTTATTGACAAATGTAAAAAAATATGAATAAAAATTCATCACAAAGACCGAAAACTAACGTAAAAACGAAGCACCACGCCCTGACTCATCGCGATGCTCATAGCCAGGTGATTCCGGAAACGTCCCCATAACACGTTCCCCCCTCTCTATCACAGCCCCCTGAACGGCGGGGGCTCCGCTCGCATCACTCGCGGGGCTCGCAATGCTCCCTGCGCCCTGCTGATCACGGGATAAATTATATAAACGCGGGTCCGTTTCACGAACAGGCTCCCGCCAAGGCCATGCTGTCGCGACCAAAACATGACTAAGGACAGAAATACGCACGCCATAAGAATGCACAGAAACATCAAAACCCAAAGCACGCAACTGCTCCAAGTCAAGCTGCTCAATCACCACATTTTCTGTATTAATCCATTGAACCCAAGCACGGTAATCACCACCAACCTGCGCAAGTGCAGCTAAACGCAGCCGACCCTTGGCATTAAGATCAAAAATATAACGCTGCTCCGGCCCCAAGTCTGATAAAGGATCGACAGGAGGCACAACAGAGGCAACAGACTCCTGATGAACAGGACTAGAAACAACCTGACCAGGCTTAAACACTTGCCCTACATCTGAAGAGGAAGAATTAGAAACAACATGGGTAGAAAGACCAGCACTACCAAAATAACGAGAATAAAAATGAAACCCCACAACACCAACTGCCAAGAAAAAAATAGCCTTTATTAACATCACTGCCCAGACTGTTCTCTTACCCTGAGAATACACCTCCGTATTGCGTGCCCCTGGAGCATACCCATCATAAAGAGGAAAAATAGACGCATCATACTTAAACGTCTGACTTCCTACCTTTTCAAACTTACCTGCCGCCACAGTATGGTAATACGTCACACGATAACGGTTCTTGAGACCAACAACCGTCAATTTCTGAAAACTATGCTTACGTTCAATACGTGCACGGATGGCAGGATGCATGCGTTTGATCCACTGCGTCATCAGCACTGCATCACCGCCATTCTGACCCAATAACGCCCAGAAATTCTCTATCTGAGGCGCTAACGGTGCACGAGATTCAACATAAAACTCATGCACCTCATCAATAACGATTAACACATCCTTAAAACGATCTTCAATACACCATTTGCCGTCAACTTCATCACGATAGCAAACGAATGTATTTAATACATCATCCGTATTAACAACAAAAAGAAGTTCACGAATACGAGTCTCTGACACCCCCAAATACTGAGCAATCAACTCATAACGCAACCCATTCAAACGTGCATAAACACGACGCCCCTCACGAAGAGCAGGAAGAATATGATGCTTCACTGCGTCGTAACTTTTTCCAGAACGAGGCACACCCTCATTAAAGAGCAACATCACCAAATTCCCAAAGTCAACAACCGCCTAAATATAGAAAAAACAATTGCCGCACTAATCACGCGCATAGAATTAGATAACTGAAATACATCAGCAAACCACACGACCGTACCACCAGCCTTACCTAACATGTCCCCTATCGTTTGCTGCTTAAGAAAATCGGGCCAAGGCAATACACCCACAACAAATAAAATCAATGAAAAACAAAAATCACAAAACGACACAAAAACATCAGAGACAAAATCAGCTAAAGCAAGAAACATCTTAGTGATTAAATCCCAAATCCACT